AACGGCCTTAAGCGTGCCGACCCTAACTGTCAGGATTGATTAGTTCCAAACAGCTTCGAACTCTACGTCGGATTTAACCCAACGACGAACAAGTTTGTACCTGTTCGCTTCCAACTCAATTCTGTCACCGTTACCGTCGACCGTGCCAAGGTCGGGTAGGGACAGTGCTTTCTGCTTTAGCTCCTCTCGGAGCCCGGGCAGGGTCAGGGGGATCACTTCCCGACCACCAGGCTGCCTCCCGGCAACCTGGTTAAGCTTGAGCCTGTGCGCGTACACCCCTATCGAATTTGCAGGTCGGAACCTGCGCTTCGATTTGAGAATGACGCACCGCCATCCTTTGTCCCGATGATATTTATCACCTGGGAGTTCGTCGGCTGGGGTAAGCCATCCGTCGTCGCGTTCGCTGAAGGGGATCCTAGCCTTGACAGTGTCTCCGGCGTGCCTGTGCATTGCTGCCCAGGCGCCGTAGATTTTACTATCAAGACTATAATGACCCCCAAGGCGATAAGCGAGACGGAATAGCCGATTCCCAGCGCGAACGATTTCAAAGGATCCGAAAAGCTTTCGCTTTTGGTATGCGGGTGTGACATCGTAACCTCCATAAAAGTGCTTGCCACAACTTTCATAAAACTGACCACTGACGTGGGTCTTGTCGATATTAGTCGAGAAGCCCAAACCAGCAAGCAGCTCAATGAGACGAGGAGCAAGCACCGAAGGACAAATGATGTCATCCCCATAGACGGCGCACGAGAAGGGCATAGCCTTAAGAACAGTATCTGCGTGTTCTTCATAGCAGGCAAGTACCGCTGCTGTGAATATCAAGGATTCCAACTCGAACGTAAAAGCGTTTCCCATAGACGAGAACTTCTCGTACTGGGTTACAACTTTCGACGTCGGGTGGGTATATCCGTGAGAGCGCAGATCGTTCAAAAGGTCATACCAATCTCGGGGAAGTAGCATTTCTACTACTTCACGCGCAATGGTGTCAGAGGCGGCCTTCAGATCGATGGTCGCCAACTCAAGTCGCAACGCGTGTTCCGCGAGGGACTGGTTGAGCTGCTGGTTATTCAGCTCGACACCTCTACGCTTTAACCGTTTGCGTATATAACGGCCTACCCCTTGCTGCATGTAACTATTCAGCGTAGGCTCAGCCGCGATTGTGCGTCCGGTTTTGGCGTTTTTGGGAACTATCACCACCCTGTTCTCTTCGATGAACTTGAAGAAACTGGGCAAAACGGAGAACGACCCCTGGACCTCAAAGCCGGTAACGGCTTCGAACCAGAGGAAATCGTTCTCTACCATTGCCTTCCCATAAGGGTAGGCTCTGGCGGTGATAGAAGGAGTTCGAGTCATCTTGACATCGACCCCAGACTCCGATCGGCGGATATCCGCCGTGGAACCTGGACCCCACTTGCACAGCTCCATCATGTGACCTAACCTGACAGGACCCAAAATATCGGATATTTTCCGCTGCATTCGCCAAATCAAGGCGTCCAGCGCGGGCATTTCGCCCAAACCGAGTTTGATAGTCCTGTTGGTTTCGGCACAGACAGATTCAGCGTCGTTGAAACGCTGAATTGCGACCTCCTTTGTCTTTATGTCCGTTTTCAGAAACTGAGATTTCTCCAAGTAACTGACCACGGCATAATCTAAAGAAAAGTCGTAGGCTGTGTTGTACCACGAGGCGTCGATGGACATGCCAACAAGCTGACGTTTGTCATACTTGTAGCGTAGCCACGCGCCGAGTGATATCCCAGTGTCTACAGACTTGCACAAGGCGAAGAATACCTCGTCAACAACGTTAGAACGTTGGTGCATGTTTGCTCCTTAGTTAGCTTACTGGTTGTTACCAGACGCCTTGAAGGCTTTCAACCGCATTTACAATCGCGGTATCGGCCAACAGGAATTGAGCGAACTTACGGATGTCCTTACGATCTTGCAGAGCCGAACGTTCCGGTAGGATAAACTCCACCGAAACACGAGGCACGTACGAGAGCGTAGGCGCCGGCTGGACGCCGCTGACCGTCGAGTTGGTAGTATTTTCCAACTTCGGCGTGTGCAGCTGCATCTTGACACGGCAGACACGCTTATCAGAACTGACACCTTGAGCTGCCGTCAAAGACGGACGCACGAGGGCCATGCTGATGCGGTTGTAACCAAGCGGGCTTGCGCCCGATTGGTCTTCCCACCAGCGTACATCGTTCTGATCGGGACCCAGGGGGATAAAGGTATGAGCGACGGGAGTCGCCTGTGCATCGTTCAACACGATGTTTGCTGCAGCAGCCATGGTTTGGCTCCTATGGTAAGGGTTAGATTAAAATTTCGCCTTACTTCCGCCCGAGAAATTGGGATAGAAGCGCAGCAGCGTTTGCAAGTCTAGTCGCTCCAAGCTGTGGCCGAAATACTGGCCTGGCCGGGAACGGCATACCGCTCAAGATGGACCTATTCTTGTGAGAATAGGTGGAAACCATCGGAGAACAGTTAGTCCAAACCTCATACGTACCTGCCGCGGGATAGCCGCCGGACTGATAATAGGGCGATATGTTACCAGTGGTAACTGTCCTATATGTGTCAGTACGGCGACCGCTCACGAACATGTCGTGGTAGAGGAGACTAGACTCAGCACTGCGTAAGAAACCACCGACGTCGATAAACCAATCGATGACGAAGCTGTACGGCATCAGCTCCCAGGCGATAGAGATCGGGTTTAAACTCGAAAACTTCGCTAGTTCTTGCAGACGATTCGTTTGCGGCTTGAGCACAACTGCTAATTCACACCTTGCGGAGTGTTTCGCAGAATATGCAACCGGAGCCATGGTACCCGACAAACCACCGGGGACCACTGTCTTACGACACTTACCATGCGCTACAAACTCGGACTCCCATAATCGGGTGTCCGGGTTTAGTAACAGCTCGGCAGCGTCGTAGACCTCCTGAACCAGCGGCTTCCAGCCGTACTGGTACTCAAGCCACTTAGAACCGATTTCGTTGGAACCGCGTCTCCAATCCCAAACACGGGGGTCTCGCGACCGCCAGTCCTTGCGATGGAAAAGGTAAAGCCGCCGCTGTTCCTCACGGGACAACGGTTTCCCACCTTTCAACCCTAGCAAGTTCCGTTTGAAGGAACGTGCATACTCCACGACGTTGAACGCCGCTTTGATCATGCGCTGCGTCTGCTGACGCTGACCGGCGTCTATCGAGAGATCGAGGTTTCCCCTGATCTGTTCGAATAGTTCGCCGAGCGCTTGGTTGTACGCGGTTGTTTGTAAGACGGTATCGACGTTAAGGTCGTATTGCGGTGCTAGAATCACGCCGTTGTCTTGTCGAGAGTCACCTATGTAGGCTCCACCGTTATACCGCCACTTCTGAGTGCCAACGCTGCCAGTACCCCTATAGATTTTGTAGTACTGAGGATTATTGACGCGCCGACGGCGACCCTTAGGCACTTTCGTGTCTGTGATCACCGCCAGCTTGTCTTGATCCTTAGTACGCATTGTCAAAGAGGTGGCAGCCTGCCACCGAGGAGGCGGATACCAGTAAAAGCCTTGCGTAGCAACTCCAAACTTGACATCACGTGATTGCATAGTTGCAAGTCTCCGTTCTAAACAAACATCCAGCTTTCGCTGGGCCGAGACGAAAATCCCCCCATTTCAGGGGGGTTGGCAATCGCCAATGGGACTTCTACTAATACATATGGATGTAGGCCAATGAGCGCCCATTCTTCGAATTGACGAGCACATATGTCTGAGTACCGATAGATATATCATCGGTCTCGAACGCTGGCTCGAAATTTCGTATCATCCGGAGAAACTTCCGCAACTTGACGGCGTGTCCGTACGCCTCGGTATCCATTCGGAACTGACGACATTCGGACAAGCGCCAAGCCGGGATACTACCCTTCAGGAATCGACAGAGATAAGAGTACGGAGAGCTTTCACTCTCTTCCTCGATCTCCATCACTTCCATGAACTTGAAGCACATCTGAGCACTAAGCCAACCAATATCATAGTACTTATAAGACGAATCTTCTAAGAGCTGTGATTTGGTGAACGAAATGCAAGAGAACTTCGGGATGACAGAAGAAAAGGTTTTCATGGTTACTATCCTTAGGTAAAAGGTGGA